CGATAACTGGAACAGCAACGTCTGGTGCGTTGAATGAAGCACCGCCTGGTTGTCCGATAAATGTGTCCGCAGTAGTGATCGCCTCTGGGGGAATGGGTAGACCAGACCCTGGAGGTGGAGCGGGAGGAGTCAATGTTCCATCTTCTTGAACAACCTGTGGGGCTGATTGCGTACCAAAAAATTGGATACCGCCGTTCTCAACGCCCTTAACGTCCACTTGCACGTGAGGAACAAGAACTTCTACAGGCGCAGGTTTTGGCACATCTGTAGGGAGTTGAGCAGCGTTGTTTGGAACAATTCCAATTTCCTTGAATGCTTGAATTGCAGCAGGTGCCATATACTTCTCTGGAGCAACTGCAGGAACATACGTTTCTGCTGTAGTCTTCTCAGTAACTACAACAACAACAGGAGGTGGCGGTGGAGGTGTTGGAGTGGGAGAGGGTTCTGGAGACGGAGTCTTCTTGGCCTCATCAGCAGCAGCCTTGGCAGCGGCTTCATCCGCAGCAGCCTTAGCCGCCGCATCTGCTGCAGCCTTATCAGCAGCGGCTTTATCAGCAGCCTCTTGTGCTGCCTTTGCGTCAGCCTCAGCCTTTGCAGCATCTTCTGCTGCTTGTGCGTCTTTGGCGGCCTGAGCAGCCGCAGCCTCTTCTGCTGCTTTAGCATCTGCAGCAGCCTGTGCATCCTTTGCAGCCTGTTCTGCGGCAGCCTCTTCAGCAGCCTTAGCATCTGCTTCCGCTTGAGCAGCAGCCGCATCAGCAGCAGCCTTTGCCTCTTCCGCAGCCTTAGCATCCGCAGCGGCTTGTGCATCCTTTAACGCTTGAGCAGCAGCGGCTTCTTGTGCGGCTTGAGCATCAGCAGCGGCTTGTGCAGCGGTTGCGGCAGCAGCGGCATCTCGTGCAGCCTGTTGTGCTGCAGCCAACTTCTGTGCGGCTAATGCATCAGCGGCAGCCTTTGCTTCCGCTGCTTGCTTGGCAGCAAGTGCATCCGCAGCGGCCTTAGCAGCGGCAGCATCTGCTGCAGCCTTCTTTGCAATCTCATCTTGAATTGTTTGTGTAGATTGCGCAACAGTGGTTGCTGCAGTATCTGCAGCCTGTACTGCCATCTCTGCTTCAGCAACTGCAGTGTTTACATCTCGGTTAGCGGTGTTTTGAGCCAAAGTTAAAACCATTTGTTGTGCTGTAAGATCTTGCTGCGCTGTCTTTAAGTTGTGAGCAGCGATTGTGAGGTTTTCTTGTGCAGTTACTAAGTCAGCCTGTGCTTGATCGTATGCAGTCTGTGCTGCAGCAATCGCTTGTACTCCAGCATTAGCAGCGCTTATAGCGGAGGTGTAGGCATCCCACGCAGCATTGCGCTCCGCTAACTTTGCATCGTATGCGGCTTGAGCATCTACAACGGCCTGAGCAGTTGTAGGAATTGCTGCTTGTGCTTTGGCAGCAGCGGCAACTAGCACTGGATCTTTAGTTGTGGTTGATGCACCAAAAGCAGTTGCACCAGGGTTAGTCCAGTAACCTGTTCCATCCGCTAATGTGATTCCCCAACCCAAGGTACAAACAGCGCCCCCACCATTCTCGTAATACCAGAGAACAAAGTTTTGGCTCTTATTAGTTGTTGTGTCGTAAGTAGGCGAGAAGGCGCTCCAGGTTGGTCCTTGATCTCTCCAGTTATTGATTACCTGCGCTCCATTAACGTAGAGCATTGCGCCATCATCTGAGTAAACGCCGTACTTTACAGCAACAGCATTTTGTGGAACCGTAACTGTTCCTTCAAACTTAACAATTACCCTATCTGCTGGTCCGCCAAGAACAGAGCCACTACCCCAGTTGTACGAGATCTGTGGGACTGTGGTCGTAAGGATAGGAGTTGAATTGGCTGTAGGAAGTGCTGGAGTTCGGCCTGTTCCATAATAAACAGTTGCCTTTACGCCATTAGTTGTGGTTGTAACCGTGGAGTTATCTGCTGCGGCTTGGGCTATAGGAGCAGCAACGACTGCTGCATCTGCTGCGGCTTGTGCAGTGGTTATCTGGTTGTTTAAAGGCCCCAACTCAGCGTTAGTATTGTAGAAATGAACACAGGCGCTACCCTCTGTGCAAGCAGCAGCGGCGTCTAATGCTGGTTGTGCATCTTGTAAAGCAGTTAGCGTGCCACCAGTAGAAGCAACTGTAGCAGTGGCTGTGTCAACAGTAGATTGAGCAATTGTTGTATCTTTAAGGGCATTAGCCACTGTAGCGGATGCCGCATTAACACCAGCCTGAGCCACAGGAACAACTGCAACCGTAGCGGTAGCAGTGTCGTAAGCCTGTTGCGCCAAAGCAATCTTGGTGTTGGCATCCTGGATTGCCACAGTCGCAGTCTCTACGGCTGTCTGGGCTACAGGTAATGCAGCAACTTTGTTTTGTACATCAGGGATTGCTTGCAGAGTTGCCGTAGAGTTAGCCACAGCAGTCTGCACCGTAGCGGTAGCAGTATCAATCTTGGAGGAGACAGAGCCCAATGGTATGGAAGTCGAAGAGGGTGAAGGCGTTGGAGCAGGAGATTGCGAATTATCAACGTGATCGGATACAACTGTTGAAGGTGTTGAAGACGATGGATCAGGCGTTGGAGCGGGAGCAGGATCTAGTGAAGAGACTGTCGAAGAGTCTGGTAAAGAGGAAGAATTAAGTGAAGAAGATAATGAGTCTGATGCTAGTACTGGTGCTACTGGTTGTTGTGTCGTTTGGTCTGTTAAAGGCGTTGCTACACTAGCGTCATCTGCAATAGCATGAGACATGCCTAAAGAGAGGCAGAACAATGCTGCCCCTGCGCCTAACGTTGCTTGTGTTGCCTTACGTGAGTCCAACGATTCCCCTCGGAATGTTAGTGCCCTTCAGGTGCTAATTAAAGCAGATTAAATTGCTTTCCAGTTCCTATTTACAATTTGCTTGGAACCAACATCACCAGAATTAGTAGATTCGCCCTGTACACCACGTCCAGAACCACGCCATGTAACAATACTAGGTTCTGCTACTGATTTATATCCAGTATTAGGATTAAACGAAAACTCTGATTTAACATTTGATCTATTATTAACTTTTAATACTTTACGATTAAGTTGCTTACTCATGCAGGAGAACCTCCAGCAGCACCTGTTGCAGATGCCGCAGTACCGCCATCGCCCATACCTGTTGCATCAGATGCTCCTGGACTTGGTTCTCCTGCCATTGAACCAGCATCTTCTGCATGTTCATCTTGAGCGTTTGGTTCGTGCAATTCATTATCCATCTGTGCTGCACCACCAGTGCCCATAGCACCAGTCGCATATGGATAGTTCATCCATGAATTACCAATGCCTACGTAAACTCCTGCAAGACCACGGCGCATCTTTCGGCGACGTTCTTGTGCTTCGATATCAAAGGCGGCATCAAACTGGGCGGAGTTAAGATTGTTCATCGATGTTTCCTTTGTCATATGCGCCAACATCTTCTTTAATGGCTCCGTACATTCCCTTGCCAGTAAATTGTCTGGAAGAGAGAGGTTGCCATAGTTTGTAGTAATCGACCTGAGTCATAGCGTTATCCAATGTTGAACGCTCCTTCAGGGTCGTAAACCTCTGTTGCTTGTAAGACTAGAGTGCTGCCAGCCTCACGAGCGTGGTGTCCACAAAAGTGGAGTTCACCATGGGAAAAGGTTGCACGTACCATGGCACGAGCGCCGCATTTATCGCAGCGATCGCTGATCTCAATCGGCTTACGTGTCTCCGTTAAGGTCATCCACTGAACCCAGGCTTAGGCATAGGCGTGTTTGCGTGTGCAGCAAACTTGTTCTGCCCACCTGGTGTGTTGACCCCCGATGGACCATCAAACTTGTCTGCTTCAGGCATGGCCTGCTTATTTGCAGTCATTGCTTGAGAACCAAATTGAGGTTGGGATATCATGTCTTCAGTCTACTCTCGTGTAAGATACTCGCCATGCCAAAGTATGAGTACTCCTGCGTCAACTGCGATCAAGACTACGAAAAAGAGCGTAGCATCCATGATGCAGAACCTGAATACTTCTGCGAGTCATGCGGCTACGCTCTTACTCGTGTGTTCTCTGGTTTTGGCCTTGCCTTTAAAGGCGGAGGCTTCTACACAACTGACAAACGCAGTTAGTTGTAGTGTGGGTCATCTTCTGGCGCAGCAGGTGCTGCAACAGGTGCTGCAACTGTAGTTCCACCCTGTGCTGAGATAACAATGTCCTGACCTGACTGCTTTGCTTCGACCTGTAGGTCAGCGGCTGTCTTGGAGTTAACATCGACGGCGGCAAATGCAGCGTTGATCTCATCCATATCAAGTTTTCCGTCGTTCATAAATCCACGTGCAAGTTTTTCAACTACTGCAGCAACTGCTGTAAGACCAGCAACTGTTACAGCCTTAAGTACAGAGATTCCAGCAACAGAGCCAGCACCAATGACGGATAAGCCTGATGCAGCAAATACTGCAACAATACGCAAGATAATATTTCCAGTTAGTTTAAGACCGCTTTTCATTTGACTCTCTTCGCCTCGATGCCCTCGCTACGGAACATTTTAACATTCTTGTTCTTATCGTCGTAGGCTTTCTTCACCTTGAAATTGGGCAAAACATCGTTTTCTAAAAGGTCTTTCTTGACGATCTTATCTTTGCGGTGATCGTCGATATGGCGCATAAGGAGAGAGTCGTACTGGATGCCCTTCTCGTTTAGCCACTTCTTAGTGGTATCACGGTAATGGGCAGAACGGGCAGTCAAGATGACTACATCCCGTCCTTTCTCATTTGCTTTACGTACCTTATCGACCATATCTTGATTAGCGTCAGCACCACGAATGTGCTGACGAAAACCTTCATGATTTTCTTTGTGGTGTCCATTTGGGTCTACCGTATCTGCTAGTGTGCCGTCGAGATCGAAGATAACTGCTTTCTTACCTTTTTTGCCCTTGCTAGATTCAAAGGCGTTGTTCTTACTCAAAGAGGTGTCCCTGTTCGTACTGCGGTCCACGACCAGCATCGGTTACCTGACTTCTGTAATGTGCGGCTGCTGACTCGCCCACGTCTGACAAGTTTAAATGTCCTAAAATGTCACGTACATGAGCGTGGGTAGAATAAAGATGTCCTAAAAGCAATTTACTTCCATTACTTTTCTGTTCAGCACTTGCGGCTCCATTAAACCTTGGCAATGTGTTTCCTGCTTTTTCAAATGCTTGAGAACGACTCATGATGTCTTGAGCATGAGTGTCGCCCATAGAAACGTGTTGACGAACAGCGGCGTATAGTGCTTTATGAAGTTTAGAAGAGAACTCATCGACACCATAGCCTTTTTTCTGTATTTCCTTGGCTCTTCTAGGTGAAGGAGCCACTGCTTCTTCGTAGTTATCTTTATGCCGATCAAAACGGTCTGAGTACCCGTCAGCCGTTCCTTCTTTTACTGGGTCTGGATTTTGGTATGACAATCTGTCACGAACATGTGGGTCTTCTGAGTGACCAATCTCATGGACAAGGGCATCACTACTAATCGAAGGAGTGCCCAGTTTTCTAACTACTTTTCCTCGGATTTTTTCGGTACCTTCAGTAGGGATGCGTTCGTGACGTGTGTGATACCAACGGTTTATGTACTCTCCGCCATATCTACTTCTACGATCAGTGCCCCTTTCAACTTGGAAAGGAGTTGCTATGTACTTATCTGTATTTTGTCCTTTTCCAGGATAAACGTTAGCCGAATGTCCTTCTGGAAGATTCTTAGGATCAAGTGGATTTCCTTGATGTATGTCATAGTCTTCTATGGCTAGTTTATGCTTAGGAATCTCGGTGCCTTTATCGTCAAAGAACGTACCATGGTGTGCTAAGTCGGCTCTTCCATACCAATCATCATCAAAGTCATGAGATTTAATCATGCTTGAATACTTTGGGTTAGGAATTGGTGCACCTTTTGTACTTGCTCGGACCTCTGTGTCTGGAGTCCTCGTGTAAGAAACAGGAGTTTCTTTGTGAAGAACAATAGAACGGTTAATGGGGTTAAAGTGCCCACCATTACTGCGCTTTTGTTTTGGATAGAGAACAGCCTTAGCATCAATTTTTTCAGCAGTGTGCGTTGGGATTCCTGATTCAAATGCTGTTTGATTAATTAGTTCGGCACCTGCTCGTGCTTGTTTTGGAGAAGGCGTGTAACTTTTTCCTAGTTCAGTAGTTGCGGTCTTGGTGTACGCCTCAAGGTCATCTGTATGAAGGGCTTTATGAAAAACGGCTTTTCTTACTTCATGTGGAATGAGTGGGTCATCTTTATGACCTGTAGCCGTATGAGGGCTGTATAGCATGCCTTGATATGCGACACCTGCTTCTGGCGTAGACGATGTTCTAGGTGCAGCAACGTGTTTGTCGTATGGCATCAGCAAACCTTGTTTAAGATCTGCTTTTGCTGCTGGAGTAGTAGCCGCATCGGTATGGAACTGTTGCTGTCCCTGCTCGTCGATGTGGTACGTGTTTCTAAACTGTTTACCTAGAGGCATACCCCCTATTATCAGTCAGCCTGAATGCCAATACTCTCTAAATACTTCTCTTTTTCTGACATGAGGAAAGTTTTAATCTCCTCTTGGCGGGTTGTGATCACCTCTTCTGTCTTTGTAACCATCTCTGCTTCTAATTCTTCCTTGTGTTGATTAAATTGGTCTACGGCGTAGTCCAGTACTGATTGGAATCCTGCAGCCTTTATCTGGGCGTCGTTCCAACGGTCTTCGGCATCTTTGTTCTTTTTGTCGACGAGAAAGTCAAGGCGAAGGGCTTCACGCTCTTCACTTTTCTTTTGCTTATTGGATTTGTAGTGGATGTCCATGTGTATACCCTATCAGAATGTTAGGGGCAGTTTTTGCGTCCTCATACCCAGGAGGCACATATTCAGTTATTACTGCAGAGTAACTTATCCCTGGTGTGATGTAAGTCTCAAAGGTTACTTGTACTGCTCCACGGTCATAAGAGGCCCTGACGAGTAGACGCTGAAACTAATGGCAGCCTCAACCGCTTCCTCAGCAGTAGCACCCATCTTCAATGCGCCCAAAGCATATGCGGCACCAGAACCTACGGCATACCAGCCATCCTCTGTACGACAGACAGAGAGGTCATCAGCCACATCAAACAACTCCCCACCTACAGCAAGGATAAAGTGGAAGCGTTGTTCTCCACTGTCTTTGCCGTCGCCCTTGCCCTCATTAAAGTCATAGCCATTATCGGTCAAACACTTTCGCATTGACGGCATCGCCTTGGTAATAACAAAGTGATAGAGATCGTCTTTATCTTTTGCTGTTGGCTTTGGTGGCGTCCAAAAATGCTGCACGATGTCGCATGGGCTGACTTCACCACTACCTGCAACTAAGAATGCGCCTCTTTGGGCGATCTTCTTCATATCAGGATGATTAAAGCGGCGACCTTGATCGTCAGTTACTTGATTGTCAGCAACAATGACGCATCTGTCTTCGTACTGGACTCCCACGATGGTTGTCATCTCTACCCCCTAATAAGGAACCCCCCAAGGATACCATCAGGCATCCGTGGAGGGTTGCAAGGCAAAATGTCCGATTAGTCCAAATGCTTCATAATTTCGCCCCAAGTTCCTGGGCCTACGATGCCGTTTGAGTCCAAATCAGGGCTTTCGTCCTGAATTGCGATGATTGCCTTCTTTGTAGCAGGGCCGTAATCGCCGTCAGCGTCCAAATCAAGGGCTTGCTGAATCAACTTGACCGCATCGCTCTTATCGCCAGGCTTGATCTGTCCTGGGAACGGTGGGATGGCTTTAGGGGCTGGTGGGGTTGCTGGGTGAGCAGCAGTAGCATCAGCATAGTCTGGGCGGCCGAATCCGACGATAGAAGCCCAGAGGTGACGCTTGTTATCGACCTTGTAACCACGGACGTTCATAGCGCATTCTCCGCCGTTATTAGGGGAACCCTTTGGCTTTGAGTCAGGGGTGGTATTTCCCTCTACCGTTGTGACGGTGCCATCGCCATTGTCCTTGACAACAATACCCACGTGCTGGATTGGGCTAGTTGGTAGTGCGTGTGGAATGAATGAGAAGTAGACGAGGTCTCCTGGCTGTGGGTGAGCATCTGCTGCATCTGCCCACTTGCCAGCCTTCTTGAATGCCGCTGCTCCTGTTGGAGTGTAAACAGTGTTAGGAATCTTTACCTTTGCCTTGTCCGCACACCACATCATGAGGCTTCCGCACCATGCTTGGAAATTAGCCTTTGTGAAAGCGCCGTAAATTGTCTCGTTATCTTTTGGACCCTCGATAACACCAACCTGTGACTTAGCCACTTCAAGCATACGAGCAGCGGTGCCTTCTTTTGCTGTTGTTACTGGTGGGACTGGATTTCCTACATTGCCTAGTGCCATTGTTATTCCTTCTCTAGTTCTTTGGTTGTGCAGATACATTTACAAGTATCGACGTCACAGACGCCGAAAAGCATAGTGTGCTCACATTTAATACACTTCATTAGAACATCTTCCACTTTACAGAACCTGGTTTTTCTTGGTCTGCTTTCTTTGCCATATGCTCAGTAGCATCACTGGCGGCTAATCCAACGTTTAGTTGATTACCTTCTGGAGTTGTCTTGTGCATATAGTCGAACATCTGACGACCAATTCCTCCGCCACGATGCTCTGGTGCTACCTGCATATACCCAATGTTTACATCTTGAAAACTATGTGTCTCTGGTTCACGATAAAAGTCTGATACGCCAACTAATCCTGGCTCACCGTTCTCGTCTTTGATGATTCCCTTGTCAGTGTTAAAACTGCGCTTAGTGGTATCTGCTGGATCGTAAACAGATAGACGACGTGCTTCGCCATAAGATCTTATAGGGTGCTTGTATGCAAGAGATTCAGGCATGTCGTGTTCCACATAGTGACGACCTGCCGCATCAGAGAACTCTGCGCTTCTACCCATGCCCACATTGTGACAGGGGAAAACACCTTTTTCTCAGTATTTACTCTTCTTCTGCGTAGAATTCTTTCTTAAACTCTGATCGTCTATGAGTCCTAATACGGTGATGATTAGCACAGACGATGTCGCACTTAGCAAGTTCTTCCTTAACTATCTTAAGGCTTCCTGCACGTGAGGCACGAGAGAGGTTGATGACCTTCTGACCCCTGACATGGTCAGCATCTAAGACATAGTAAGGGTGCATTCCTGGGTAGCCTTCATTACGACAGTCTTGGCAACCACGAGCCTCTTTGTAGTCCTGAATATATTTATCAAGGTCTTTGCGAGTTTCTTTAGACCGTTCTTTGGTCTTATCCGCTACTTCTTTCCCCCACCAATATGCCATGGTGCTTTTAGGGAGTCCTATCGCTGCATTGATAAACCTGTAGGACTTTCCTTGGTCACGTAGGTTCTGTGCTTCTACTCGGATCTCTTCAGGAACGTGTTTCGGCATGCCAAAACAATAGCAGAGATTACTTCTTGTATTGCTTAGGGGTGAAGTGCTCGTGCTCTCGTGTCTCTTGGAAGGCGCTATCGGCATGCATCTGGGCGTGCATCTCTTCCATCTCTTTAGGGCCAACTCCGCCCCAACCTTGGGCTGGAGCACCTCTGTGGTTACTGTTGATATGCCACTTGAGTGTGTGTCGACTATTTTGATCTGGAATCCAGCGCTTCTTCTTCGCAAACTGGTCAGGGGATAGGTTGTCTTCTGCGCTCATTCTTTAGCCTCTTTAGGTGGAGTGCGTTTTACTACGGCTTTTTTGACTCTTCCACGTGGTTCAATCTCCTTTGGTTCTGCAAAGAGACGTGGACGTGACACTGGATATGGAAGTTTGCTTTTAATCTTAAAACCTTTTCTACTAATGTAGACGTTAGGCATTGAAAACTTCTCAGTGTGCTCGTCTGGCTCAACCTCGTACACGTTCTTACCGTAGAGTTGTGCTTCCGATAAATCCGTTGTCGCAAAAGCCACGGGCTTTCCTACTATACTTTTATTATTTATATCTTCATTATTGTCAAGACCTTGAAGCCTAGCCTCTACCATGCCTGGTACCTTGATGTGAGTATTGCTTCCATGGTAGAGTTTAAACTGGTTACCAGACAAGTTATCTTCTGCGCTCATCCTTGTAACTCCCTAAAGTGACCAGGATGTAATTCTTTTGGCTGGTAAGTGTCTCCTGGGAAGTTTGCCCAACTTTTTGTCAAGGTTAGAGGAGCACCAATTCCCTTTTTCTTTCGTGTTGCAAACCCCATGCTGTAGCCCGTCGACAAAACGGAGACAGGGACGTGAGTATGCCCCGCCTGTTCAGCAGCAAGGAGGCGATGATGGCCTTCACCAAGAAAGCCCCATTGATGTTCAGTGTTATGTTCAAGAGTCAATGGCTCTCTAATGACGCCGCCATTACGTAGTTCATTAGCAATTTTGTTGATGCGTTCTGCACTATCAGGCTGTGACTCAGCCCCCTGACGATTAAACTCTGTGTATCTCTTCATGACAGATACAGGGATCATTTTGGTGATGGAGTGAGACTCATCGCCCTCCATATGGCCTAATCCACCAGAACGACGAACATTGGTGCCTTCAGGGACAGGAACACCAAATTGGTTAGAGTTAAGGTTGCTCATGAGTTGTACCACGGAGTTCCTTGAACAGTAATATCAGGATGGTTGTTCTGGATCTTCGCCATTACTCGACCTGCTGCAGGGCTCATGAGTTTTCCAAAGTCCAAACTCTTTGGATTCTTTCTTTTAATTAACTCTTCTAGTCCCCGTTGAGCCACTCCGCTATTTTCTAAATGTGTAGCGGTCTTCATGTAATGGATCTTTAAATTTTCACCTCTGTCTTCGTAATCAACAAACCCAGCGGCATTTTCTCCTGCACCAGGGGTTACCTCTTCACGAGGGGTCTTAAGCAGGCGACCATTCTTTCCTGTTCTAATCTTTCTTCGTGTCTCATCAATGTAGGTATCTTTATATTTTTTGCCCTCATTAACATTTGGGTGGCGAATAACTAGACGTTGAACAGTGCTTCGTGCGCTTGGGTACTCCAAGGGGCTTCGACCCTCATCAACATTGAATTGCTCAGGATTGAGGTTGGTCATTAGAGCCCACTCTCAAGATCATGGTGCTCAACAGGGATCAATGTATTTTTGCCCATAGTTGCGGCAACGGCGAGACGATGATGTCCATCAGTCAATGTAGAGGAGCCATCACCGTTGTGATAAAGGTGAACTGGCTCTTGAACGCCCTGTGCACGGATCTTGTCCGCTAATCCAGACTTCGTAGCCTCTTGCAACTTGCGCTGCATGATCTCGTGCGGTTCTTCGCCCGTGAGATACGCATCGCCTAATTCGTGGCGTGACAATTCACGAGGAGTCATATACATCGCTAACTGCTGATAAGAAGCAGCACTCATGGGTTCTGTTCCTTGTGTGCGTCCCAGGCTTCTTTCATTCCTTCTTTATCCCTGTAATCCCACATATCAATAGGACTACCAAGCCCATTTGTCTTAGTTGGATGCTTGACAGGTTGATCGCAGTGCTCACAGGCAATGTTAGTTCCACCATACGTTGTAAACTTCATCATTTTGTGGCGACGCTTACCAGACTTAGTAAACTGCTTGCCTAGGTTCTCTTCTGCTGCCATTAAGCAAGTTTAACGCTCGGCCCTTTATTTTTTCTCAGTAAAGGTTATATTGCCAATGACTGTTCAAATTGATCAAGTGGCACTCTCCAACTACCTTCTGGAGCATACTTCCACTCATCCCTCATCGCATCCATAGGCAACCAGCCAAATACTTCAACCTCACTGTAGTAGTCACGGTCTAGTACACGAGCACCCACCAATAGCCACCCTTCTCGGATGTCCTTGGGGAAGACTGGTATCTCATCCTTTGTCCTAATGGACTTGACTTCAATATTCACTCCGACATCGGCGATATCTTTCCGATAGCCATGTTCTTCATTGGGGTAGAAGGGAAATGTCAGGGGCTTTTTGTATAACTTGGCTACGGCATATTCAGCCACGATGCTTCTCACATTAGCGGCGATCTCTGGCTCTAACTTTGCCTTGTTATCCCCAGCATAATTGGGGCGATCTATACTTCCCCATTTCATCAGCCATCTATTAAGGGCGATATCGGCGCATGCACGAACTTCGTCTTTACTCAGTGTGACGATATGACTCACTTCCACCAACCTTTAGCAGAGCCGTAACCGTATAGACCAAAGAGTATGCCGACGGTGTTAATAAAGACTAAGTAATAAACAACCCACTCAGCCACGGTTCACCATATAGACAGCCAATACGCTTATGGCAATAGCCCCCACTAATAAGTAGGGTAGATACTTCTCAATGTTCACAGTTCTCCTTCATCCATTGGAGGAAGTACTCTGCGGCTTCTGCCTCTTCAATAGATTCGTCAAAGCCCTCCTCGGCTAGGTATTCGATGAAGTCTTCATCTGCCACCATCACAGGAAGTTCTAGGCCAACATCAAAGAGTTCCATTATGGCTTTACTGTCTTCTCTAGATAGGAGATGACTTCACACTCTACATCGCACAAATCTAGAGAGACGATCTGTGCCACATACTCTGAGGCGATTGATTGACGTATTGCGCCAACGAGATTCTCACCAAGGTCTAGATCTACATACTTGACCCAGGGCTTTCTTAATGTATATCCACATAGTTTCATGGGATAGACAGTATTACGTTTACTGAGAGAATGCAACCTCTTGGGGCGATTAGCCCTTACGGAAACGAGAGAACATACCACGCTTCTGAGGAGCCGCTGGTGCCTG